ATGCCGAGTTCTGATATGATGATAGACAGCGAACTAAAAGATGGAACCAGAGAATCAAAATCAAATCTGCTAAGGCCAGTGGTGGAAAAGTTATTATAAAATTTTCATAAATAGGAAGGCATGATGAAATTAAAGAAATTAATGACAGAAGAAAATTCCAGTGATGAGCTGATGAAGGATTTAGAGAAACAATTTAAAAAGCATGATTGGTTTTATGGTTTTTCAGATGACAAAAGATATTATGATTCTGGAAAACAGGAATGGGAAGAGATCAAAAAGACATTGCAAAAGATTCATGATGCTGGTGGAGCAAAAGAAGCTAGAAAACTATTTGACAAATATACTAAAGGCATGCAATACATGCACTATCCTATAAAATAAGAGGCAGCTATGGCTAAAAAACAAGATTCAACCAGCATGAAGATCATCAAGAAGCTGAACGCTGACAATGATCGAGTAAAAGTATATCAAACCAGCTATAAAAACAAATTCTGGGGAAGCTACCCAGTAGGAAAAGAATTTTATATCGCAGGTGACTCCTGGTATCGAAGAACTGAAAAAGGTATAGAAGAAATTGGAAAGCCTACTACAACATATGTCATTCCAATGTTTTGTCCTAAGTGCAAGTTACCAATCAAATCTGGAGATGATAAGAAAGCATATATGAGAGAGGGACATTGTTTCCTATGTCATATTCATGATAACACCGAAAGGAATGCAAAAAGCTAAGGAAAAGCCATGAAATTAAAAATTAAGAAATCAATGCTGAAAGAAATGATAGATGCTGCTTTAAACGAAGCAAAGCTATCAAATGAACAGAAAGTAGATATTATATATAAGATTAACACAGATTTAAAAAGTGTTCTGATCAAAGCATTCGGTGATGCAGGTCAAAGAACTATGACACCTTATTCAGGTAGATCCATTGGTCCAAATGTGTTACAAATAGACTTGCAAACAGGGTCAGGGCGTGATGGTATTCAGTTCTATATATATAAAGATAAACAATTTAGATCAAAGTTTAAGCTTAAGCACTCAAACCAAATATACCCTCTAATGGAAAAGGCAATTAATAAGTACTTACATGGTAATGAGCACATTGATAGTGTTACATACAAAGACGAAAAAGATCATGCATCAAGAGATTTAACAACACTTAAGTTTAAGATCAATTGGAAAAAATAAATGTCACAATTAGAAACACAAGCTGATTATGAAAACGAAATAGCCAAGTGCGCTGTTGATTACACGTATTGTCTTCTAAATTATGGTGTGATTAGACATCCTCAGCGAGGTAGAATTCCATTTAAAATGTATGATTTTCAGACAGAAACTCTAGTACATGTCATCAATGAAAATAGATTGATTGTTAACAAAGGACGCCAGCTAGGTTTGTCTACATTGCTTGCTGGATATATTGCCTGCGAAATGATTTTTAATCAGGACTATCAGTGTTTAGCTATTGCTAATAAGGGTGAGAATGCTGTCAACTTAATTAAAAAAGTAAAAGTTATGATCAAAGAATTCCCTGAATGAATGAGAGGGAAGCTGATCAAAGATAATGACTATTCAATAGAGCTCGATAATGGATCATTCGCTAAAGCTACAGCCACTTCTGATGAAGCTGGACGTTCTGAAGGTTTATCATTACTTCTATTGGATGAAGCTGCTTTCATTAAGAACATGGATTCTATCTGGACAGCTGCTCACATGACATTAGCTGAAGGTGGAAAATGTATTGCACTATCTACTCCCAATGGTGTTGGAAATTGGTTTCATACTACATTTACAATGGCCGAAACAGGAGAAAATAATTTTAAAGCAATCACACTTCCTTGGTATGTTCATCCAAATAGAGATCAGGCTTGGAGAGACAATGAGAATATTGAAGCCGGAGATAAAAAGACGGCTGCTCAAGAAAATGATTGCTCGTTTATCACATCTGGTGAATCTGTAATTGATGGTGAGCTAATAAAGAAATATGAAGATCGAATCAAGGGAGTCGGAGAATTTGAAGAGTTCGAAAGAGTAGTTCCTCTAGAAGAATCAGGTCCAAACAACAAGCTTTGGGTATGAGAATTTCCTTCACCAAACGGACAATATATTATATCGGCCGATAATGCTACAGCTGGTGGTTCTGATTATTGCGCTGCTCACGTTTGAGATTTAGATACAATGAACCAAGTTGCAGAATTTAAAGATCACATCAATCCAGCAGACTTTGGACACTTCTTATCCAAACTAGGACTCATGTATAATGAGGCATTCCTAGTTATAGAAAATAACTCAATTGGTCTTGCAGCGGTTCAAGCCGTACTTGATGATGAATATGAAAATCTATATTGGACCAAACGAGGATCAGATGATTTTATCGATCCAAAGAATTTTCATCTTATCGATAATGATAAAGATGTCATCCCTGGTTTTTCAACAAACACAAAGACCAGACCCCTAATCATACAAAAATTTCAAGACTATGTAAATAGCGAAGCATGTACAATTAATTCGCTTCGCACAATTAACGAAATGTGAACTTTCATTTGGGAACGTGGAAAAGCACAAGCAAGCAAAGGCAATCATGATGATTTAATCATCTCAATGTCTATAGCTCTATGGGTTAGAGATCATGCACTTAAATTAATCTCATTATCCACTGAGCAGAGTAAGAAAAAGCTGGAATGGCTATTTAAAAAAGAGCAAAAACATGCCGGGCTGTATACCCGTGAAAAACTTATTGAAAACCCATATAGCATGCCAGTCACACCCGATGGTGAACAGTGGAATTATGCACAAGATTTATTTAGAAAATAAGGAATACATAAAATGTCAGAATTAACAAAAGAACAACAATTTTTTCAAAAATTAAATAGACTATTTCAATCGTCTGCAATTATTAAGAAAAAAGGTAAGAAACAGATCATTGTTAAGGATCTAGATCTAAAACAGTCGTTTAAAACAAATATTAGACAAAATACGGTTCACTCAGGAATGTATGTGAACCAATCTACTAATTCTGCATTGAATGTTTTTCGTCCTTCATCAATGATGGATCGTATGGCTCGCTATACTGATTATGAGCTTATGGATCTTGACGGCCTTGCTTCTTCAGTATTGGACATTTATTCAGAAGAATCTCTGACCGATAATGAAGACGGAGATATTTTAAAGATCGTATCAGATGATGAAGACAAAGTAGAACTATTACATAATCTATTCTATGATGTATTGAACATTGACTTCTCACTTCATACGTGGGTTAGAAACATGGTCAAATATGGCGATTTCTTCTTAATGCTAGAAGTTTCTCCTGATTATGGTGTTGTCAATGTCATCCCATTTACAATATATGAAATGGAACGACTTGAAGAACAGACTCAAGAAGGTCAAACGATGACATATTTCACACTCAACGGATCTCAACAAGAGAAGTTTGAGCTATTTGAAATATCACACTTTAGACTACTAACTGACATTGCATTTCTACCTTATGGAAGATCTATTCTGGAACAATCAAGAAAGATCTGGAAAAATCTTAAGATGATGGAAGATGCTATGTTGATCTATAGAATTACAAGAGCTCCAGAACGCCGAATGTTCTATATTGATATTGGAAACTTGAATCCAAATGATGTTGATCAATACATGGAGAAGGTTATCAACAAAATGAAGAAGGCTCCCATGGTTAACTCAACCACAGGTGAGATTGACTTCCATTACAATGTTGATAATATCAGTGAAGATTACTTCTTCCCAACTAGAGGAGCTAACGAGAGCACAAGAGTTGAAACGCTCCCAGGTGGTGCCAATACAGATGCTATCGAAGATATTGAATACCTACAGAACAAGTTGTTTGCAGCTTGGAAGGTTCCAAAATCATTCTTAGGATATGAAGAAGAACTTGGTGAAAAATCCACACTGGCTCAAGAAGATATTAGATTTGCCAGAACAATTTCTAAGATTCAGAGAATCGTTGTTACAGAATTAACAAAGATTGCCATTGCTCACTTATATGCAAATGGATATGAAGATGAAGATCTTGTAGACTTTGAATTAACACTAACCAACCCATCAACAATATCAGAACAGCAAAAGCTTGAATTACTTGAAAAGAAAATTGGCGTTGCTGAATCTGCACTACAGTCGGGACTATATTCTATTCAGTATGTATGGGAAGAGATTCTACATCTTTCTGAAGAAGATATTGAAATGATAAGAGATGGTCAGATTGATGATGCAAAACTGAAACACCGTCTTGCACAGATTGAAGAAGAAGGAAATGATCCAGCAAAAACCAAGCGTACATATGGAGACGATGGTGGTTCTGGTGATGATGATGGTAGCGATGATGATGAAAGAAAGCTTGGCTTTAAATTTGATGAAGACGATGAAGAGCTAGAAGAGCCAGAAGAATCGGAAGAAGATGAAGATGATGAAAATTCATTAGAGCAATTATCTAAAGATGTCAAACCAACTAAATTAAATAAAAGAGTGACCGGATATAAACCAACGCTTCAAGCAGCCGGTAAGCGACCAAAAATAAAACGACATGCAAAAATACTCTCTGAAGGTGATGATGGTATAGATCGATATATTAGTTCGATAGATACGGTTGTTTCAGGACTAAAAGCACGTTTTACGGCCGATAAAGAGAATAAAAAATAGTAGACTTATATTTATTAATATATTGTGTTTTACGGAATAAATACAGGAGACAATAAATGCATAATGCAAATAAGAAGTTAAAACATACAAAGCTAAAGAATACTGGATTGATATTTGAGATGTTAATTCGCCAGATATCTTTTGATGTTTTTAACAATAAGAAAAATAGCAAAGCAAGGGTAATTCTTGAAAAATATTTTTCTAAAGGTACGCGATTACATAATGAGTATTCGTTGTACTCGGCAATACTCGGCTCTCGTAATAGAAGCAAGCCTTATATAAATTCAGTAATTTCAGAATGTCGGCTGAAGCTTTCCTCAATAAACAGAAATCAACTAAATCATGAAAAATATAATCTAGTCAAAGAAGTAAATGAAGCATTTGGATCTGAATTTTTCAAATCCAGCATACCAGACTATAAAATCTTTGCATCAATCTATAAATTATTTACTATCACAGAAGACAAGAGCCTTCATTTAAAAATCGGTCAAGAGGCTAGTATTAAAGAAGTTCTTATTGAGTCCCTAGAGAAGGATGAGAAGCCTGTTGATGTTGTTATCAAGGCTAGAGATGTTGATAAGAAGATTGACGATGCACTGGTATTCAAAGTTCTTGTTGAGAAGTTTAATAAGAAATACTCATCACTATCTGACAGCCAGCGTAATATTTTATCGCTATATGTCAATAGCAATACAACGAATACAGAATTTAAGGGTGCACTGATCAGTGAGATGGAAAATCTAGAAAAGATTATTCACATAGCTTCGACCAATGTTTCTGATAAAGCATTGCAGGTTAAAGTGAAACACGTTGCAAATATGGTTCCAAAGCTTATCAATAAGATCAATAACAATATTATCAACGAAAATATCATTACACAGGTCATGCTATATTCTGAACTCCTAAACGAAATATCGGAATAGACTATGAAGACAATACCAATGAAACTTAAAACGATTTCTAATGCAACATTTCTTGAAATTGAGGAAGAGATTGAGGAAACCACTACAACAGCAGCAACTCCAGGGTATGATTCTAAGAATGCATTTAAGAAGAGAAAAGAACAGCCGCCTATTATAGATATTGAACTTGCCGACGACAAAGGTGTTTCAATTCATGAGGGGAATGTTAAATTAGAAGGTGAAGGAATCAACGAAATGACAAGAGCAGACCGTGAATGGAACGATAAGAATCCA